GAGCATCTATGACGCCTTAGAGATGGTAGTCATGGGTGAGGATGAGAAAGCCTTCGCCAAGCAAAGTGCTGTAGAGGAAGGCTCAAGAGGTGTACCTATCGGGCGTATCTTTGGCTACAGGGCAGAAGCTGCACCTAATGCAGTCACCAGAATGTTTGCTGATATGGGTAGACCTAACTGGAAGGCTGGCATCAAGTCTGCTATTCCTGAAGCTGACAACAGGATCAATGCCGTTATAACTAAATACTTAGATGAGTACGCTGAGCGTATTCTTGATGATCCTAATTGGAAAGACCTGAGTCAAAAAGAAAAGCGTTCAACTTATACAAAAGAAGTTCTGGCCCCTGCTAAAAGTAAAGCTTTACGGGAGCTTTATAAGACAGGCAATCCTGATGACAGGCGTTATAGGATGATGTATAAGTTAAGCAAAAGAGGTAGTGACGTTAAAATGCTTGACATGGAAAAGGCTCTGGAAGAACTAGGTATAGAAAAAGAAGTGGCTGACCTGTCTTACAGAGAGCTAATAACTCTACGAAGCTTCCTACGAAAGGAAAAACGAGAATCCGCAAGGAGAGTCAGAGCCATAGGTTAATAAAAAAAGGGGCGGTCAAAGCGACTGCCCCTCTTCTTTTGTTTCACGTGAAACATTTACTTCACACCGTGTAGCTCAGAGCAGTACTTAGCCCAAAGATACACTTCTCTTATCCGCTGCTCAACCATCTTACGTTCATAACAAGGGTCTAAACTAGAGATTACAAGTTTCTCTAAGTCTTCACACATACCTGTTAGGTTTTCAACAAAGACTGCCTCTTTACCTTTACTGTAGTTAAGTGCTTCTTCTTCTAAGTTCATTTTACCTACCCCTTTGTTATTTACAATACATACTTTATAGGTAGCGGGTATCTTTGTCAAGGCTTTTGTAGGTGGCTTCTAAGATACTCATGTGCTTTGCCTACTTTGTTTACATCATCCTTGAAAGCACCTAAGCCTGTATTACAATTAAAACAGACCCAGCCTCTGAATGTTTCAGTAGTATGACAGTGATCTAATACCCAAGACTGTAGCATTTTCTGTCCTTTCCTTCCTACTTCATGTATTGAACGGTTACATATAGGGCATGTATAGTTTGTGTCAGGGTAAGCGTGGATAGTCTTAAGGTGTTTTATAAGTTTAGACTGCTCTCTTGCACAGCTTCTACACTTTCTTTTTATCTCACCTGCCAACATGTGTTGAAAGTTTTGAACAGGTTGGACAACACCACAGTTATTACACTCAAGACCTTCTTCACAAACTACCTTTACTGCTTCAAATAGTTCTAATTGCATTATGCGTCAATATCCTTTGGTATCTTTATACAGGTTGCATAAAACTTAGATGCTGCTGTAGGCCTTTCTGTCCTTAGCTTTAAAGAGTTCATAGCTTTGACCTTTAAGCATATTTCTAGATCAGTAAACACTACGTTAGGTGCTTGGACGAAGTAACCCCCGTCCAGCATTAGTACCACTAAGTATACATACACATTGTTACTCCTTGGGTTTAGGTAATGTCCACCATCTCGCAGACATCTCCAGTACACGCCATAGTTTGCATACCTGACGTATTATCTGTTTGTTCATAGGATGAAAGCTTACTCCAATCAATGCTATCAGGTGACTGAGCTATCATGTAAAGATACTCTACATTAGTACAGTCTTGGTAGGGTGCTTGCTGATACGTATGCTCACTGAAGGGCAAGAACGATACACCAGACATCTCATCAAAGTGCTTGTACACGAAGGCTCCTACTTCAAGCCACTCACCTGACTTTACGTTAATCGTCACGCTAGGCTTATGCTCACACCAATGACGTTGATACATCAGCCACATCTCTAGTTGCTCTAGTGCAGTCATGTCAGCAGTATGAACAGCACCATCAGGTGACTTCATGGGGAAGCTAAACACTGTGGTCTGATCAGGCTTCATAACGTCAGCCTCGCTAGGGATGCCCTGATCAATCATGAACTGTGTCAGAGGGTCTTTGTTATCGCCCCTAACAGTTCGTATGTAATAAGGAGAGTGACGAGCATGAATCCCAGACGCACTATCCACCAACTGTGAGACAGTTCCGCTGGGCTTAACGCAAGTAATAGCAGTTGCGACAGGTATACCAAGGCGATCAGCCCACTCAGCATTAGTAGAAACAGCAACATCTTTTAAGTACTCCAATGTATCGGCTAGTCCATTATTAGCCATTGTCATTAGTGTGTTGTCCATTATTCCCGTGAGAGACACACCAAGCAATCGCTCTGCGGCTGTGTTCGTCTGCCACACTTTACGCAGATAGGGGAAGTGAGTGAAGGTAGATTGGATTGTTCCCAGAATTGTAGCGACACGAACTTTACGTGCAATATCTTCAAGACCATCTGTCGCACGGATAACAACCTCTGAGAGATTGCAAAACTGATTCGGGCGTAAAATGATCTCCGAACATGGGTTGGTTCCGAACTCATAGCAAGACTCTCTACGGCCATTCTTTGCAGCTTGTTTAACCGATGCCTCTCTATTAAATATACCTCTTTCTCCACTGCCACTCTCCATTAAAGAAATCCACTCACGCATGAACGCTATACTATCAGGCTTCTCTGAGTAAGATACAGAGTTGTTAGCCAGCGCACGATGAGGCGCATTCTCCCACCAGTTACCTGACTTAGCGTGTCGCATACGGTCATCACTAAGGTTACTCAAAGAAATCATAGCACTACGGCGTACACCACCTACTACAACTACTTCGCCAATCTTACACATCAAGTCATGACACTCAACAGAGGAGAGCTTACGTCCTGATGCGCCTCTGAAAGTATTCACAGCAAACATAAACAGATCAATCAAAGGAGCAGGCCCACTAGCACGACCTCCAAACGTCTTAAGTCTTGCACCTGCAAGGCGAACCCTACTTACGTCCCACTTAGGGACTTCACCAGCCCACAGGAGAGCAAGAACTTGACGCAGCCCTTTAGCCCAACCTTCCTTAGAGTCCTTGATGACAACCGTAGTATCACTATCAAACAAGGTTGGTACATCAGGGAGCTTACTGATGAACTGACGCTCAACACTGAAACCAACCCCCGTACCACAGAGCAAGATGAACATAGCCTCATCAAAGGACTTAGGGTCATCTACGGGTAGGTAGCTACAGTTATACATACAAGTATTGTCACGCATACTAGCCTTGCCAGCAGTCATCATTGACCTCATAGAGGGCATTACCTGTAGGCTTAGCATGTGGTGACGGATGAGGTCAATCTCAGCATTATGACCATTACTGTTTGAGTCATCTAGTAGTGGCCTTACAATGTTTTCTATGTAACGCTCAACAGTCTCACCCCAAGTTTCACGTCTGCCCTCATTGTCTAGCCACCGTGCGTAGCGGCTGGTAGCAATGAAGGTCTGGTAGTCTGTGGGTAGGTAATTGTTTTTCATGTGTCTTCCTTTATACGAGATCAGTGAGGTCAGGCTTCTTGTAGTTTGGCCCCTTTAATACTTTTCCATCAGGTCTTTTGAGTGGCTTGCCATCAACGCCTAGCTTAGACATGTTTGACTTGTGAACCCGGCGCACAGCCTCGTCTAAGTCCCAGCCATACGTTGCAGCATATCCATAAGTGACGTAGACTAGATCAGCAAGCTCTTTAAGAATGTCAGCGTAGCCAACTGCATCTCTTACTTCTGCAAACTCTTCTTTTATTAAACCCCAACGCATGTTTTCAAGCTTACGACTAAAGCCATGCTTCTCATCTAAGGGCTGACTCATGGCATAAGTGAACTCACGCACCATGTCAAGAGGCGTATTGTCTATACCAGAAAAATCAGCAATGTCCTGTTGAGTAATCATCCGTGTTCCCTTATGTTGATGTTGTGTACTGTAACGTCATCTATGTCAAACACCAAGTTGTCCAGTAAGTCCCTGATGTCTTCGTGGTGATGTGCTTCATGTGAAGATAAGATATTGTTCTCCTCTTCAACTTCAACCACAAAAGTAGCACTAAACTTTCTAGTTGCCATCTTTTTCTAGCTCCTTAATCAGGCGATCAATGTACCACTGTGCTTTCTTCAAGTCTTCTACTCCGTTCTTGTAAGGCCAACGCCATAGATACTTGAAGGCGTTTTGCCAGCAGTAACTTTCATGGGGGTCAACATAGGAACCCTGTGACATAGCAGCCATAGCATCAATACACTCAATATTAGATGAGTTGTAGTGTGGTGGGCTGTCTACCATGTTAGCGCCTAAAATTGACGCGCTCTTATCTAAGCTCCATTTAGCCATTAACAATTACCCTCTGTTTTAGTAAACCTGTTGATCTTTAGAACGTTACCCTCTGAAGTATAACTTGGACCTGCTTCTTCTTCATCGTCATCGTCCATATCGTCCATGATTTCTTTTATCTTTTCCTCAACACTAAGCTTTACATCCTCCATGAAAGTGGACTCATCATCAAGTGCCAACTCAAACAAAGCAGTCATAGTCAGTGCTACATCAAGGGCCAGTTCTAGGCTCTCATCCCCTAGCGAATTGTCAGGTGCCTTGTATATACAAGTCTCAATACGGCCATCACCTAAAGGCTTTATCAGTATTGCAATCTCTTCTTCGCCTACTTCGTGAGCCATTAATCTTTCCTTTTTGTTTTAAGAGGTATTACCTTATCACTAACACATGATCCTGCAAATGTCAACCACTCATTAGGTATTAGCCTGTGAGCATACAAGAAGTTATTCTTCTCACACCATTCGCCATAGGTGGTCTTGGAACCCTTGTATAGCTTACCCCTAGAGTTACTGAAGACAAACCTTATGTCTAACTCAGGGTGCTGCTTACGGACTTGCATGTGCTTATGTCTGTCCTCACTATCAAAGATACCTTTAGTCTCAATAAAGATGCCGTTGTCTAGCTGAAAGTCGGGGGTGTAAGTGCGGTAGCGCAGGTCTTCCCACTCTATCTTTAGCTGCTCGTAGCGCACAGCCTTCTGACACTCAGCAAGTACAAGAGCAGTATCTCTTTCAAGACCACTCCTGTACTTAGCTTTAGCGTGACGCCTCTTAGGTTTCTTTGGCATGACTTGCCAGAACCTTCTTTAGGCGGTCTACAAGGATAGAGCCAAGGGTAGTGACAC